CAATTAGCAACAAAACCCCAATTAGTAGAAATAGTTATAGACGACGCATCCATAACAAAGAAATATGGAGAAAGCCTAACCTTCTATATATGGGACAGACAAGATATTGAAACTTTTGCCAAAATGGCGGCAATTGATCCCAACGACTTTGCTTCAGCAAGCGGAATAGTAAAAGACCTAATCTTAGATGAAAAAGGCAAACCAATATGCCAAGGTGAAAACATTTTACCAACAGACATCATGATGAAAGCAGTAAGTCAGGTGGTGGAAGAGTTGGGAAAGCTAGTGAATACCGTATCAGAGACAGAGACCCAGTCCTAAATGTTTTTGTAACAATTGATTGGGTAGCAAAAAGATACGGAGTGTTACCCAGTGATTTAATTAAAAATGGCAACAACATTGATGTGTTAATCGCTGACATAGGACAAAGTTGGGAAAACTGGCAACAAGAAAAATCTAATGCCAAAAGTAAAGGTATGCCACCACCTGCACCCAAGCTAAGTGAAGCTGAAATGATGCAGATGGTAGAAAATGTTAACAGGATGAAACACAATAAATGATCAAAGCCAATGTAACACTTATTAGTGACAAGATAACACCTGACACGAAACAGAGAGCTCACAAGTTATCTAAGGTTGCCAAAGACGCACATAAGAAATGGGTAAGTGTTACCCCTAAAAAAACAGGTAATGCCCGTAACAAAACTAGGTTTGTGGGTGGCGATACAATCAACGCTGACTACCGTTATGCCAAGCAATTGGACAAAGGTAGATCAAAACAAGCACCAGAAGGTATGCTTAAACCAACTGTAAAATATCTCGAAGCTGAGTTAGATAAAATTTTTAGGAAAATATAATGGCTGATCTAAACTATAAAGTCAAGGTTGATACCAAACAGGCCCAAGACAACCTAAGGGGCCTTAAGTCACGCATAGGCGGGTTAGGCACTGCCTTTAAAGCCCTTGCTGTAGCATTAGTGTCAAGAGAACTAGTAAACACTATTAGGACATTCCAGGACCTTAGACAGACCTTAGTTACCATTGAAGGTGATGCTAAAAAAGCGGCTAAAAGTTTTGAACTAATTAAACAGTTTACAGCAGGAACCACATTCCAACTAGACGAAGTTACCAAAGCATTTATAACATTTAAGAATGCTGGCCTACAACCAACTGAAGGCTTTATGAAGAACATTGGTAACATTGCCGCTGGTATGGGCAAGCGTTTTGATGATGTATCACAAGCAGTATTCAATGCCACAACTGGCGAATTTGAAATGCTTAAACAGTTGGGTATCAAAGTTAAAACAGAAGGTGACAAACTAACTGTTAACTTTAGAGGCACTGCTAAAACTATCGAAAATGATGGTCGTTCAATAATACAATTCTTAAATGAAGTTGGTAAAGTAGAATTTGCAGGTTCCATTGAAAGACAGAGTAAAACACTGAGTGGTGCTTTATCAAACTTACAAGATAATTTTGCTCTAGCACTAAATGAAGTTGGTGAAGGTGGACTAACCTCAGCATTGACAGATGTTTCTAGGTCAATGGGATCTGTGGTTGGAGAATCACAGAGTCTAGCAAGAACAATTGGTAGTGCTCTAGGCACCGCAGTTAGGTTTACAGCAGAGAACTTCAAACTATTAGCAATAGCATTTGCCGCATTTGTAGCACAGGCCGCAGTGGCTAGAATAGCCGCATTGGTTACTATCTTTATAAGCATAGCCAAAGCTATCAGAACAGCAGTATTGGCCACTGTGGCATTGAATGCAATGTTAGGCAAGAACTTAGTCTACAAACTAGCACAAGGACTTGTGTTCTTAGCAGGAGCGGCCGCAACATACTTTGGTTTAACCAATGAAGCAACAGCTGAAACTAGTAAAGAACTTCAGGAGATGGAAAAGAGCCTCAAGAATATAAATGAGGCAACCAAGGCTACTGGTGATGGTGACTTCTTAGGCAGTCTCAAAGACGGTATAGCAATGAGCAAAGACAGTGACAAAGCCGCTGATGCTATAGCAAGAAATAAAGTATCACTTGATAAACTAGTAAATTCATACAGAACTTTCAACAAAGACACACTTGAATCATTACAACGTAACAAAGAAATGTTAGGTATGAATGAAGAGCAAGTGGTAATTCAACAGGCTCTAAATGGACACACTGATAGATATGCTACTGAACTTGGTAGAATCAATGATGCTCGTCGTGAAGCTCGTGCGTTAGAAGCAGGTCCAGAACAAACACAAAAATTAAAAGACCTAGCTAAAGCTGAAAACGAATTAACAAAAGAATATGAGAAACAACTACCTGTAATAGCAAGAAAAGCTAAAGAACAATATAAAGAAATACAAGCTATTCGTTTTGCAAACTTTCAGGTTGATGAACAAAACAAAAAATTAACCAAAGTTAGACAGATACAAGATGATACACGTCGTCTAACTATGACATCATTAGAAAAGAAATATGATGACCTAGCTATATCAGCAAGAGAAAGTGCCGAAGCACAGATTACTGAATGGGCTAAAGCACAAAACATGATGCGTAGTGAAGTTGACCCTACTGTGGTTAAACGCTTTTATGAAGAATCGTTCAAAGGCATTAATAAACTTAGAACAGAAACAAAAAGAAATTATGATCAACAAAGAACTTGGTCATCAGGATGGAAAAGAGCATTCAATGAATATGTAGAAGCGGCAGATAATGCTTCAGCAAAAGCAGAACGCTTCTTTACTAAAGCTGTCGGTGGTATGGAAGATATCATTGTAAACTTTGTTAAAACTGGTAAGTTCCAATGGCGTGACTTTGTTAATTCAATGTTAGAAGAACTATTGAGATCAAACATACAATCACTTATGGCTACTATATTCAAAGGTGTTGGTCTAGGTAAACTATTTGGTGGCAACGCACCTAACGGTAGTGCAAGTAATCCTATGTATGTAGTTCCAGTAGGAGCAGGTGGCGGAGGTGGCAATGCGTTTAGTCAGACCTTAGGTGCTATCACAGGCCAGGGTGGCAGTGGTGGTAGAGGCAGTAGTGGTGGTGGTCTTGGTGGCGTTTTATCTAGTATAGGTGGAGCAATATTTGGCAATGGCAGAACACCAGACTTCAATCCATCAACAACACCAAGTGGTGGTGGCATAATGGGTGGTATTGGTAATGTAGTTAAATCAATTGGCAAAGGCATTGGTAGTATATTTGGTGGCTTCTTTGCTGATGGAGGAACACTGCCAGCAGGTAAGATAGGTATAGTTGGCGAAAGAGGTCCTGAATTTATAAGTGGCCCTGCTACAATTACTCCAATGGGTGTAGGAGGTTCTACACAGATAAACTATAACATCAATGCAGTAGATGCACTTAGTTTCAAACAGTTAGTAGCAAGAGATCCGCAGTTTATGTATGCGGTTAGTGAACAAGGGCGTCGTGGCACGCCTATGGGAAGAAGGTAAACAGATTATGACAACAGCATTTCAATGGGTAATAGACAACGCAGAATCAATATCAATAGACAGACTAAAAACTGTTGCTCAATCAACAGCTAGAGACGGAACAGTAAGAACAGTAGCAAGAACAGGTCAACCTTGGAGATTTACTGTTAGACTACCAGACGGACCAAGATGGACAGACTATAGACAGTATATCAGTGAAATAGAAGCATTGGATAGAGTAACTGTAGGAACTATTGGTATTACAAACGCAGGTCATGATTGGTTAATTAAATATCAAGGTGATTTGTCATCAACATCAGGTATAACAGCAACTTGGACCACTGGTAATACAATTACACTAACGGGTGGGCACACAGGACTGAGTTCAGGACAATATATCTTCCGTGCTGGTGATATTATACAATTAGATAGCAAGGGTTGCTATACAGTGTCTGCAGATGTTGCTTACAATGAATCCCTAGTAACTTTACATAGACCAATAATTGATCCTGCTGGTGTTAGTGACCCAATACAAGTTGCTAGTGCCTGCACTTGGTCTGTGATATGCACACAATTTCCAAAATGGACTCTGTTTGCTAGAGATCAAGTTAGTTGGGAAGGTGAATTTATATTCGTTGAGGACTTGACATAATGGCATTGGATCTATCAACATACGCTACGCTGGCAACAGCATTATTTGTTAGGATTGACACCTATGACAGCGATGGACTAGAAGAGGTAATTACATTTAGTGATTATCATCAGGACCTTGAATTAGAATCAACAAACTATACTGGTCTTGGACAGTTAATGTCAGTTACTGACACACAAAGTGATTTGAGAATAACTCCACAACAAATTAGTATAGGAATATCAGGCATACCATCAGCAAACATATCTACAGTATTTGACAGTCAAATAAAAGGCAGTAAGGTAAGTGTTAAAAGAGGTATATTTGATCCTGTCACTGGGCAGTTATTATCAATAACAGGCAATCCATCGGGTAGGTTTTATGGTGTGGTTGATAACTTTTCAATCAGTGATGATGTTGATTCTCTAACAAAGGAAAGCTCAATCATTGTGGTGTTAACCTGTTCAACTATTGTTGGACTGCTAAACAGAAAAACAAATGGCAGAGAAACTAATCCAAAGGTGCAAAAAGCATTATATGCAGGTGACCTTGCTATGGATAGAGTGCCAAACTTGACCAATGCTAACTTTAATTTTGGAGGCACTGGATGAGTTTCTTAAATACTATTGTTGATTTAGGCAAAAGTGCATTTAGTTATATTCAAGGTGACAGTGTTGGTAGCACGCTACTAAAAACTATTGCTAGTGGATATGCACTAAACAAACTATCAAATGTAACAAAAAGTAATGACAGTTCAACAGCTAGTCCAGGGTCATCACAACAGAGTGGCACAGGACTACCTACATTACCATATGTTGATAAAGGTGTTAGAGAACAAGTTTCAGCTAATCAAAAAAATAGAGTGCCCATAGTATACGGAACTGCACAGTTAGGTGGCACTATCATTGATGCTGAAATGTCAAACTCAAGTCAAACTATGCACTACTGTCTAGCTATATGCGAAATGACAGGAACTAAAATTAGTGATGACTCAGCAAGTTCATTTACATTTGAAGACGTATATTGGAATGATCAGAAAATAATATTTGACAGCGATGGTATAACTTCAGCTTACTCAATAGATAGAGATGGTAACAGAGATTACTCTATTGATGGATTAGTTAAAGTTTATTGTTATAATGGTGACAGTGAACAAGGAGTAGTTCCACAAGGTTATTCAGGTAGTGTTAGTGATGCATATGATGTTATGCCAAGTTGGACTACAGCACACATGATGAATGGTCTAGTGTTTGCTATTGTAGAAGTAAATTATAGTCGTGAAAAAAATGTTTCAGGACTAGGCACTATTAGGTTTCATGTAACTAATTCAATGACATTACCAGGTGACTGTCTTAGTGATTATATGAAATCAACAACTTATGGAGCAGGTATTGCCGCAACGGAGATTTTAGATGAATAGTATGGAAGATTTGAATGAGTTTGCTCAGAACGCTATCACATATGATGATGATAGACCTCAATCAGTATCAATAAATGCTGTAAACAAATATGTAGCATTAAGTTCTACAGTGCAGACATTTGAATTACCAGTTGGTATAACAGTTAATTCAACATCCAGTGTTAGTTATGCAACAACATATGATGTTGATGTAGGTGCAACCACATCAGCAACAGTGGGGTGGGATACATTGCCAACAAGTGATTTTTCTAGCAGTGTGCCTAGCACAGGTGTGTATAGAGTTACAGGCCCTGCATTGTCAATATATTTTCCAGACTACGCACAACCAACAATAACTTATCCTTCTAGTTATGTAACCAATAACACTATTGATGTTACTCTAACTTATCCAGGAACAGGTGGCGATACAGTTACATCATATGTTGATGTTATTTGGCCATTAGCTGGTGGATTTAGTTATGATACATCAGGCATGACTAACTTTGCTAATAGTTTTGATGTAGACTTTGTTGTTGAGGGATTTAATTTAACCACTATCAATACTGCAAATGTCACTGCTACTGTTGGCACACTATCAACAGGCAACTCTGCAACTATTACTTCTAACACTGTTACACAAGATGGTCAAGATGCTGTAATTAACATCCAAGGCAATATTCACTGGCACTATTGGGACGAAGTAACTTCAATACCAGTAACAGTAGAATATGATGGTATCAGTGAAAGCAAATCAATATTACTACATGCAGAATATTTAGGTGGAATCGATGCAACCAGCCCTAACAGTGGTGGACCTAGACAGGACACTTATCACTTTACTATACCTCACTATTCTAGTGGTATTGCCCAAGCGTTTGAAACTAAAATAGATATTTTAATAGGCACTTGGTCAAATCTTGTAGGTTATGCTAGCACAATCTACATAGCAGACGGTCACCTAACTTACAGTGCTGTTAAAGCATTGTCTAACGGAGGTGTTGGTGGAAGTCTTAGTAGTGGCGGGTCATATCAAAAAGTATATGATTACAATGTAAACACATCAAGTCACCCTGTAAGAATAGATACTGCTGATGGCAATTGGGGATCAATAAAAAGACCACCAGAACGCATTGACCATGAAATTACAATGGTAGTAGAATGGGGGTCAGGAAATCCACAACCACAAGGCGACATACAAGTTAAATTAACACAAGTGCCTGAAGTAGCAAATAAAACTGAACGAACACGATCAATTTACCCTTCTTAAGAGAATAAATTATGGGACTATCAATATTACCTACACAGTTTAGTATCAATGGAGTCATTGATCCAACAGCACCAGTGTTTCAAAATATGGAGAGACTGGCTAACAATTCAGGTTGTTGGCTAACATACGATGTTCATCAGGGCAAATGGAGTGTTGTCATTAATCAAGCAGGAACCTCAGCTAAAAGTTTTGATGACAGTAACCTTATAGGATCTGTATCAATATCAGGCACTGGTATAACTGAAATGTATAATGGTGTTAAAGTAAATTATCCATTGGGTGAAATCAATGATGAAGTTGACTTTATTAAAATTGATATTGACAGTGCTGACAGACAACAAAATGAAGAAGATAATGTTTTAGATATTAATTTAGATCTATGTAACGATCCTGTGCAAGCCCAACACCTTGGACTTAGAGAACTTAAACAGTCAAGAGTAGATCTTATGGTATCATTCAAAACAGATTACTCAGCAATTGATTTGAATGCAGGAGACATCATTGATATTACTAACAGTCATCTAGGCTGGACAAACAAATTGTTTAGAATAATGACCTTGAGTGAATTTGATGATGATGACGGTGGTATATCTATAGAAATTACAGCATTAGAATATGATGCAGATGTATATATAAATGACCTAGAAAGATTATCAGTGTCAAACAGTAATGGTATTGTAACCAAGGGCGGTCTAGGAACACCTTCTACTCCAACTATTACATTATTTGAAAGAGACCAAAGACCAAGAGCATTGTTTGCAACGACAACCTCCACAGGTATAGTTGAAGGTGTGGAGTTTTGGATATCAAGTGATGGCACAAATTATAATCTTGCAGGAACAACAAGACCATTTGATTTAGGAACATATGCACCATCAACAGCAGTAGATTTTGAATTAGATCAAATATCACCAGGAACTATTTACTGTAAAGTTAGAGCTATCAACGATCAGTCTACAGGAGCATTTAGTTCTGTATCAACAGCCGCTTATACACCAATACAAGTAACAGACGTAGTAACAAACAGCACTGAATTACAAGATGCAACCACTGGTAGTTTATTAACTGGTGCTGGATTATCATCATTGTTGGTATTGTTAGATGAATTAATGACTGATAGTGATGATAGTGCTG